CGTCGAAGTCGTTACAGTAAGTGTAGACGCTGAACTCGCTACGTGTTTGGATTTACCACTCTCAAAGCCCGGATTCTGTAGGCTGTTCCTGTAGCGGTCTACATCGGCTCTATCCGTATCAGCCATGCCAGCCATAAGATTGACTGGAAAGCAGAGAGTCAGTGCTAAAATTGAAGCGAGTAATTTTTTCATAGTCTGTACCTTAGCTAAAAGTTACTTCGGAGCCAAATGCCGGGACATAGACATCTTCTGTCACCGCGTCAGTCTCGCGTGTGAGCCTTACTCTCAGCAAGTGCCCCGGTGAAACTGCCACGCCATTTATTTGACCACTTCCATCTGTCAGATTCAAGACTTGGTGCTGTGGAATATTAACCGTGCCACCATTGAGCGTTACCGCCGCAAGTGTCGAAATGTTGACGTTTGTAGTCGTGTTAATATTGTCCGTACCCGGTCTAATCAAAGTAGTGTGCGCTCTAAGCGCAATCTGGTTGGATGTTCCAGCGCAGTACATTGTTGTTTTGAGTTTGATTTGGTTCCCCGCCGTGTACCCACTTGGAACGCGGATAAGGGCGTAAATACTTTGGCCTAAACCAGTTTCGTATATATAGACCTGATCGCCAAGAGTTGTTACTTCTTTATTCGGGCTGTTTGCGGCCTCAAACCATTGGAGCGATCCACCGCCACCGCCTCCACCACCGCCACCTAGAGCGGCCCATGTGAGGCCATCTTCAAAGTAGAGTTTGGCTTGGTCGGTTACATATACGACGCGGCCAGGATTGCCCACGCTTGGGAGTCCAGCAAGTAGATAACTTTCAAAAGCAAACGATAGTTTGGCAAGGCTTGTAGACAGCGTTCCGTCTGCGTCAGTGTTGTTGCCCGGAACGAACTGTAGTACCGAAGTTGCGCCTCTGTGTAAGCGCACGTTATCCGCTGCGGCTACGGCTGTACCAAAGACGCACTTTTCGTCATTGGCGAGTAGAGCTATATTTGCTGAACCGTTGTAGAGATGCGCCCTAAGCGTATCTGTCCTGAACCAAATCGCACCTGCTACAGCAGCCCCGTTCGAGGTTCGATTTTCTAACTGAGCTACTTTAAGCTGTCCGTATATTTCCATGACTTACTCCAAGCCCACTAGCCTATATGATCCAGCGGGAAGTGCTGGAGCTACGTCAATTTTTACCTGCGTTGCCGACAGTGCCGAAATCTCTACAGCCATCTGTTTAAAGTTGTCAGAGTTGTTCTTGAGCACCCAAATCATATTCCTACAGTCGGTTACTCCCGTTACAGTGACAGTTTTTGTCACATCGGTGCCATTCCAAACCGTATCAGTCACATAACGGTTGCTGTTATTTATGAGTAACTGCTCTGCGCCCGTATCTACGTAGAACTTCTTAGTGTCAGTCGTGTACGTAAGTCTACCTATAGACTGGCCTGAGAACGCAGGGAGTGTCGCGTTGGTAAAGTTCTCTACGCGTAAACCCTTAGCTTCTCCCGCCATGAACAGGTCATTAAACCTATACGAGGCGTTGCCAAGGTCCACACCTGTCCAACCACCTGAGTACACAGCGTCGTCGTAAGGTCTGAAATCATCTTTCGTTACTACGAAACCTTTGGTAGCATGTGCTGTCGATTCAAGTACGAGAAGTTCACTCGCAGCAGTCCCGCCTTGGACCGTCTGGCCACCAGCCCGACCTGCCAGCATGGCAAACTGCGTGTGACCTGCATCGGTAGTCGTTAGACCTGAAAGTTGATTGTGGGTAATTTCAGTGTCTGGATGGTTCGCCAACCATGTACCGGATACAGAGTCCCAGAAAAGTGTGTCGCCATGCTGAACTGCTTGTGTTCTTCCAGCATCTCGGAATGGCGTATTTCTTAATGTGAATAAATCTGCATTGGTAAATGTTGTAGCGTTATTTGTTAAATAACCTGCAAAGTGAATATTCTTGAATGCATACGAAAAATTACCCAAGTCCGTATCATTCGTTACTGAGCCTCTAATCGTATCGGCATTAGTGTATAGGTCAGCAGAACCAGTGACCATAAGGAACATACTCTCGCCGTTTACAGTGTCGGAGATCGTACTTCCATCTATGCGAATACTATCTACATTTAATTGACCTGTTACACCAACTACACCAGTTACAGTTTGTCCAAGCGTTATAAGCGGCGCTTGTATATCAACACTACCTGAGCCATTGGCATCCAGAATTAAATTGCCATTGGCATTTGTAGTAGTAATCGTATTACCGTCTAAAAGAAGATTATCAACACTAAGTGACGAAAGTACTATGCTCCCGGCGTAAATAGTGCCAAGTGTAACCAAATCTTCATTACCAAAATCAATCTCTCCAGAGGCGCTTGTGATAGAACCAACACCGATCACTATGTCTGCGCTTACAGTGAGTGTTCCTGACGCTAGCGTTCCTGTAGTCGATAAGTTTTCGTTACCGAAACTAATCACACCGGATTCGTCCGTAATTGAACCCGCTGCTAAAATGAGTGAGTCACCTAGCAGCGGGCCAACTTCTAAGGAGGAAGTAAAGTAACCAATGGCAGCAGTTACATTACCCGTAGTAGAAAGATTTTCGTTTCCAAAGCTTATCGCACCACTTGTATCTGTTATTGATCCAGAAGCGACAGCAAGTGTTCCGGCATAAACTGTCGTTCCGTAAACATTAAGCCACTTATGGTCAGACTGACCAAGATCGAGCGTGCCATCAGTCGTAGGACGGAGAATATTATCCGTTTGAACATAGCCATTTGCAGCTACCCTATTGGCATTAAGTGTTAAGTTTGTTCCAGAGGTGGCACCACCGTAGATTGTCTGTCCAGCGTAGTCGCCAACGATTTCCACACCGTTTGCGTCTAACTGGTTGAACCCATCGCGGGCTACGTACATTGGGAATGTACGGTTGACAGTTTCAGTCAATAGGGCATCCATTGACCAGTCAACGTCGTAGCGTTTCATCCATTGCTGGACGCCTTCGTTGTTGATCCAGACATAGCCAGCCGCTTTGCCATCGCCATCATCAGAGACTAAGCGGTAGTCGTTAACGGTATTTCCAACAAGAGGAAGTGCTGCGGGATTCGCGACAGTTCCCTTGTAGTTCGGGTATAGACACGCAACGATGTAGTCCAACGCTTCGTTTGGTGTCGTTATGCCGGGGAGTCTATTGTTACTGTATAAAAAATCGCCAAAGTCATGCTTGTACGGATGTTGGGATATATTGAATATGGCGTGCCTAGCGTGTTCAAATATCATAGAATATCCCAAGCACTATCCCATGTGGATAGTGATTCTTTGTGGAAGATAACTCTGTTTGTCGCACCGTCATAGGCGTACTGCGTAAGCATACAGCTACGACCGTGTAGGGCTTCGATATGCGCGGTGTATACTTCAGTCATTCGGCCAGAGTCATCGTAGACGAAATGCTGCTTGATACATTCATGGGCTTGTGGCTTTAGATGGTCACTTGATCTTATTGCGCCTATTTCTGACATATTGACCCCGATTTAGATTAACTTATTCTCCCAAGATAAGCCCCACGCCGTATAATCATCATTTTCATCTATTGTGGCGCTTATGTCACTACTTTCATTTACTTTCTCTAATTTAATTGCCAAGTAGTATTGCTCACCCACTCTAAGATCAAATTGAGTCGAACCATTTAGCTGTACGCTATCGCTGGCAATACTTGATTTTTTATCTATGATAAACCAATAGTCATCTATGGGTGTTTCTACTTTATACAGGGCGACTTCGACGGTCTTTACGTTATCGAGACTCTTAAGCCTTAGCTGCGAGTCGAAGTTGTAAATGCCGTCAACTGGTATCGTTGTCCAAGTGCTACATGAATATCGCTAGGTGCCATTGAAACTCCAAAGTAGGGCTAGAATTTTATTTCTAGCCCTACCATTAGATTACTGCTTAGTAGTTAGCGACAGAGTGAATAACGCCCATGTAAGAAGGACGATTCACAACGAGATCGCCGAACAAGCACATATCAACGAGATACGAATATCCCGTTGTATCGCGCTGTTCAAAGTAGTGCTTGCCATCTGGAGCAATGCGTTTACGGAAGAAGCCGTTTGAATGGAACTTCATACCGCGCCAGTCGATAAAGAACATTTCGGTATCCGGCATTTCCTGAATGCCAACTACTTTCAATGAACCTTTAACGCCGCCGATGGTGATTTCGGTCCAGCCGTAGGTCGAAGCTTTCATGGAGCCAACTTCAACGTTGAACTGGCCTTTTGAAGTTTCGAGCAATTTCAGAATCGAACCGAGGTGCTTATAGGACATGAGCACTTCGTTTGGATTGCCTTTGCCCTTCTGACGGAAGGTAACGAATGCGTCGAAAATCTTATCCAAGATGTTCGAGGCAGAGATCGTCGCGCCAGAAACGTTAACGGCCTGTAAGTACGGATAGGCTAACTTTGTCTGACCGTAAAGGGTAGCAGAGCCACCGTTAGCGGCAGAGAGCAAAGCGTCTTTCAAAGAACTGAAGCCGTTTGATGCCTGACCTTCAAAGTAGCACTTAGCAGACTGAGCAACGGTGTAAGCCGAGAGATCGACTACAGCGCCGCCAGTGCGTGCATCGTACAACACTACTTCGTTGGTGTTCATGTTGATTGTGCGAACATAGCCATAAACGGCGGCGGTGTTGCCATCAACAACGTATACTTTCTGACCAATTTGGAAAAGGTCAGGGCGGTCAACAGTGATAACGCCGAGGGCGGTGCCGTCGACGGTCAATGCTGCAAAGTATGAGCCTTTGAGCAAGTTGACGCTGACAACCATCTTCATGTTGTCCATGAAATCTTCAACCGCATCTGGGAGAATACGGAGGAAGGTTTTTTCAGGGATTGAACCGTCGTGTTCCATAAGGTCGCGATGGTTGAACTTCATCGTTCCCCAAGCTTCCTTATAGCCAGCTACTTCACCACGGATCGGCATATCTTCAGATACGTCGTTACCAGCGGTAAGAGCACCGAAAGCGATAGACGAAGCAGAAGCGGCTTTGAACGGAACGATGAGCTTGCCACCCTTCCAGCCGTTGTCTTTTTCGACTTTGTTTAAGATATAATCGCGCTTCACCATTTCTTCTTTCAGAAGATCATACGTCAAGTATTCGTTGAGCATGCTCTGAAAGGTTCTTGTCGTTGCCATGTGTAGTCCTTTTCAGTTAATTGTTATTCCATACTAGATGCGTGCTTACGCAACTCATCTAGTGACTTTATACTCTTTTTAACAGGCGCAGAATTTTTACCCCCAACATTCGGGATAGTGGGGGCTGCTTTCTGTGCTGGTGCCGCCATTGCCGCAGTCGGTGGAACTGGAGCCACAGGAGGTGTAGGCGAATACGGAGTTAGCATACTCTGCATCGTCTGGATCACTTCCTCTGGTGTGTAGTCCCGGCCCGTTTTCTGAAACAAGGCTACCCCGCGCATAATAACTTCATCCCTAAATGCGCCTTCTTTTCCAACTCGCTTGTCAAATTCCACGGACATCTGTTGAACTTGTGGCGCACTTAATGCGTTGTTCAACTGTATCTCGCGGTTTCTGATTTCGGCTTGCTGGTACTGGTATTGGAGCATCTGATTTTGCTGCTCCAACTCATGTGCCTGACGCTGTGTTTGTGTTACACGGTCATGCTCCGCACGTTGTTCAGGATTCAACTCTTGGTATTTGAGCTTATCCGACACGTACTTATAAATTTTATCATCGGAGATATTCAGCCCTCTAAAGAAGGACTCCATATCACCCTTGTCATAATATTTGCTTAAAGTATCCAATGATTGCAATACGGGTTCGTACTGCGTCCTGTAGTTTTTAAATTCTTCTACAACTCTTGAATGCTTATTCTTGATAAAGTCTAAGCCATGGGCTTTTGAGTAAATAGCCTTAAGCTTTTCTTCAATTTCTTTGTTAGTTACAATACCACGCGCCCAATCGTCGATTTCGCCCTCAATTTGGTTATCGGATTTGTCGTCGCGGTATTTGAATTTAAAATCCGGCTTCCAAACAGGCTCCGTTGGCTGTCCTTCAACCGGATTCACACCACCAGTAGCATCTGCTACTGGAGTCTGCGGTGAAGCTGCTGGTTGTTGTTCCGCAGTCTGCGTTGTTGCTGGTGTTGAACTTTCTTGCGCTGGTGCGCTTGTTTCCATCTCAGACATTCTTTACTTCTCCACTCTGTGACGCATCCAGATTCCCAATCGCCGAAATTGGCGTTTTTGGTTCAGTCTGCGTATCCGGTAGCGGCATCTGATTTGATCCCGCCCCTAGATTCTCTGCAATTCCAACTTGTGAACTTGTGGCCAACTGCTCAAGCTGCGCTAAGTTGCCACCCTGTGCTTCGATCTGCTGAATCAACCACACAACCGAATCGTATGGGATACGCGCACGCCGAGTCTTGTTCGGGTCTTTCGGATCGGCTACGTATAAATCGACAGTGACCATGTAGCCACCTGTAGGAATGTACTCGTTCTTAGCAGCAAGAAGTTTGCGCTGGTTCTCAGCTTCCATCTTCTCATGCTGGTCTATCAACGCGAAGTACATCTCTTGTATCTCTGGTGCGAGATTAACAAAGTCAGCCTGTTTGATACGGCTTGTGAGGCGCTTGAGCATATACACATGGTTGTCATGCGCATGTGGTGGCCGCCATTCGCCGCGATCAAGAGCTAGAATGTCATTTGTAGCGTTGTCGTAATCGACAGTTAAATCACTAACAGCCTGTTCGTCATTCGCATAGGGCATCAATCGAATGAGCTTACCAATATCGTCCTTGGTAAGCTGATTGCCAACATACTGTAACAAATGGTTCAGCGTGATCTGCTTACCCATTTTTGTCTCGACATCATCGCTTACGGCTTCAATTATTATCTGGTAGCCAATATCCTGCGAGTTTTTGAACTCAGCAATGTTGACCTGCTCCCTACGTCCAACAACGAACACGATTCTGTCATCGGTGTAGTAGTTTTTTGCCAAAATAAGCGTTTTTTGCACGATTTCGCGCAGAAATTCTTCTATTTTGTCACTATATGCCGAGAAGCGTTTTTTCTGCTTTATGCTCTTAAAAAGCATGGCATACGGGTCAATTTGCGCCGATGTGTCCACAGTATCTTCAGCGACATTGGAAATATCGTACATTTCCTTAACCTGAGAGATAATGTAGTTCAGATACTGCTCGCCTGTGCGACCTTCGAGCACTGTCGGGGTTAAACCAGTGTACTTTAACGCCCTAATTCCCGGTAAAGTAGCCCCATGTGACAATTTTGAGCCATCCTGCATGAGGATTTTGTCATCACCGAGCGTTATCTGGTGCTCGGCCATCTTACTAGCAGCCCGGTTGATCTCAGCTTGGTAAGGTCTTAACTGTTTAATGATCGAACGCGCTCTTGGCGACGTTGGAATCTCATCAAATCCAGCATAACTGATCGGAAACACACCAAACGGTAGTTCGCCTTCCCACAAAATCCCCGTAGACAGCGCAATCGCGTAGTATCCCATCGGATACTGCAAGCACGGCCTAAAGTAGAACTCTCTGAGCATCGTCTGGTCTTTTGACTTGATGTATTCGCCAGAAGTTCCGTCAAATACCGTGTATGTCTCGTCAGAAGCCGCATCAACGAGCTTAATTTTGTCCTGATCTCCGTCGAGCATCTTCTTCAGAGTCTCAATGTCGATCATTTTGCGATAGCAGAGCCACGCGCTCTCATCCATGCTCTTAGCATCAGGGCTTCTCAGCAAGTTAAACGCATGAATACGCTCGAATACAAAATCGCCCTCAAATTTAGGCGTTTTTGTTACTTCGCCATTTTCGTTGAACGATTCTTCGTACCCCAGAAACTTCCCGGCGTTGGTATCCCAGAAAATCTTCACCGCGCACTCGCCAATATCTACGAAATTCGATACTAGCTCGCGAATCTTGCGGTTAAATCTATGGCGCTCTTTAATATCCTGCCACACAGAATTGTGTAGCTCGGCGGCCTTCTGGTCCTGTAGCTCGCTTTTGTTCTTCGGGCCGCACATCATCCCCGGTGCGTGAGTCAGGATGTTGTTTATGTACGTCTTGGTAATCTTCTGTATGTGATTCTTCGTAAGCCGAATGCGAGTGGATTCTGAAATATCTTTGGATTCGCGGATTCTGTTCCAGTATCTTGATTGCTTCTTGGCGTAGTGGTCGCCGCAGACGAGTAGTACGTTTGACTTCTGTTCCGCAAAGAGTTCGCTATCGGAGCCATCAGCTTGAGAGTAGTAGTTATTAAGCGTATCAATGTCTATTTTCTGCATTCTCTAGCTCTCCAGCTATAATAAGACGTTCGTATTCAGAGGGTTGCTCAATCAGCGCCATCGCTAACTGGTCCTCTTTTAACTCCTGCTCCGTATACTCCACTTCTTTGACATTGTTTTCAGGAGTAATCCCAATAGTATTAGGAATTTCCACACCAACAGTCCTATTATCTTTAAAGATAACGTGGAGTTCTTCAAAGCGCAACTCTCCAACTCCAGATTCTCCACAAATCTTAATTAAGTCGCCTATATCTTTGATTCTACTACTTAATTTCCGTACGCTTCGTTCCATTCCAGAAACTCCCCTTCAATCTCTGTCTCGTAGTCGACAGTCTCAGGATCAAACCCCTCACGCCTGTAGTCAATCTCTGTTTTGGCTACTTCTTTCGGCGTCCCATCTACCTTGAACGCGTTGATCTTCGAGTAGTCCCACGGCGTGCTGCTCGTTGCGTATCTGAGCGCATCAGCGAAGTCATCCCCCACCTTGGCCTTAGTCCTACCGACCTGTGCGCGAGTAAGTGTCTCCATCTCATGCACCAGCGGTGCAAGCTCCGGTATATCGAACACGACCAACATATTATTCTTAAACAGTGTATTAAGCGACGCCTCGCCAGCGTCACGCGCCTTGTTCGCTTTCTGAAACGGCTCGCCCATACGTGTTGCTATTGTGTAAAAATCAGCATCAGCAAAGTCATAAAACTGCCCAGAAAACAGCCGTTTTTGCTTCATTCCGATGAACTTATTGACTACATCCCCCGCCGTGGTTCTCTCTTTGTCCCCGCGCCAACCGTTGTATACAGCCCCGCGGGAGAAGTCAGGAGCCACCGCAACGAACACGATGGCTGCGGGGTGCCCACGCCCACCACCTGAGCCGGGATCAACGCCAGCATAGCAGTACCAGTCGTCAGGGATCGCGAACGGCGCTACGAGATTCCTCTGCCTGTCGAACCCCTCAAACACTAGGTTCGAGTCCATTATGAATTTGCCATACACGCGGCGCAGCTTCTCATTCTTCGTCACACACGACGCTTCAATTGTCTTGATTCGCTCTTTGGTAAAGTGCGACTTGCCGCCGTCCTCGAACGTCAGACAGTCGTACATGCTCACCTGTCTACGAAACGCCTTGTTAAACGGCCTGTTCTTCGCGGCACTCTCCATCGTCTGCCGCCATATCTCCTGCCCAAGTGTAGCGGTGAACACCATACTGAAATAGCCATCCGTAGCTACACGCCGCATGTTTATTTCAGGGTAAATCTCGTTGTACGGTATTTCTTCGTCTGCCGCGATATACCAGCATGTTCCAGCCTGTAAGTACTCAACATTCTGCGAGTACGTCTTAAAGTAGACCGACACTCCAGAGTTAAAGTGTAGCGCCTGTACGACACCCCCGCGCTCCTCCAGCTTCCAACCATATACGGGATGCTGCATGAACTGACCACGCGGCAAAAACTCAGGTATCCACTTCTTCTTAACCTCAACCGTCGCCAACTGACCAGACGGGTACATATACCAGAACGTATGCGGCGTGCTCGCCCATAGCTGTGGCCACAGAGTCTTATCCGTAGCCCAGTGGATTATTTTTCTAATCTGTATAGAAGATTTCCCCACCTGATTAGCAGCCGTAATAAAGGCATTTTTGTTCGTAGTTTCAAAGAACTCCCGCTGCCATCGGTACATCTTCTGACCATACAAGTGTGGTAGGTTCTCGATGCACTCACGCTTCTGCTCAAGCAGCCGTAGCTGCTCCATCTTCGTATCCAAAGATACTACAGGCCGAATCTCCAAGTACCTACCCCCACAAGTGTATAGAAAACGCCAAACTATACGAGTCTAGCAGCCCTTGCCGCCTTTTGTTTTCTTTCCCTTTTTCTTAGCCATCTGTACCCACCCCCTCATCTTCCACCAAGTCTGCAAGGCACTCGTCAGTAGTTGCTTCGTTAGACTGAGCGAGCACCCCAAGTACAGGAGGCGCGACGCGCCCCACTGTCTGCTCCAACTCTCGTATCTTAGCGTCAATACTATTTACGTCAAGTAATTCTAACCCGCCGCCTCCAGACATGCTCGGCACCACGGCACCCTTCCCACGCATCTGAACACTAATGCTCTGCTGCTGCACCCTCTGCACCACGCTCCCCTTGAGCCGTGTATCGAGCATCTGGTACGCCCGAAGTATAACAGTCGCCGCCGCCGTATTCACCCGACTCCCCACTACCTCGCCCTCTTTGTTGTATACATCCTGCGTAAGCGGCAACTCCAGTATCGCCCGCAGCCTCTCAAGCGCGACAGCGTGCAGCCCCCCCAGTACCGTGTGGTAGTCCGGCGGCGGGCACAGTATATACGCTAACCGAAGCGGTATCGCGCACACATGCGTATAAAACCCATTCGGCGACAGCACCCCACGCACCACGCGATCCAAATACATCAGCGTGCGATTCGACACCGCCCTGTTATACTCCTCCCATAACGTCATACGGAGCGTTTTAAGCGATTCGAGCGTCAGACCACCCTCAGACCCCTTCTTGCCAAGATCGCCCTCTAATTCGCCCTCCAGAGCCTCTATAGGCATCTCAGCCAGCTCAGCCCGGGATTCGAGCAGACCGTCCATTCCTCGCTTCACACACTCAGGCGCAAGCGTATACAGCGACCGAGTACTCGTCGCACTCCAGACCATATCCTCCGCTGTTAGCTGCGCGCTGCTTGGTACAGTATACGTCTTACTGTAACTGCCTACGTCCTCTTGTCCCGCCCCAAGAACTATGGCGTCTGCTGGTATGTCAGACACCGTGTACGATATACGACCCATACTCTATGTGTAGCGCACTCTAACGCCGCTTGCCAGACCTAAGTTGCCCCGGCGTGGGTGCGTTCTGCACAGTCCGAGGAGCTTTCCGCGCTACCTTCTCAGGTAAACGGGAGGGGGTGGACTTCGACCATTCATCGAAAGTAGCTTTGCTTATCTTCCCTTCTTCAACCAATACGGCGAACTTTCGGCGCTGTGCTTCGGATCGAAACGGC